TCCGCCAGCCCCTAAAGAACTCGAATTAGTAGAACCCGTAATAGACCCGATTTGGGTTCCAAACATCTTTCCCATTTGCGCTTTGTCGTATTGATACACCGTTTGCTCTTGGTTGTTTGGATTGAATGACCACGCATACGAATCATAATCCATGTTATCTCGCGACATTATATCGATTATTTGGTATATGAGTACAATACCACTAATGACCGATATACCACCTATAATTGCAGCAAATACATCAGTACTGATAAAACCTATATTTCTCACGGTCAGGACAATAATAATACAAACAATACTAATTATGAATGTCGTTATAACTCGACTATGTTCATAGTATCGCTTCGCCTGGTACGTATCAAATTGAGCACCCCTCAACGTATTGAATCGTTTTTCTTGTAGATCATCATTCCTTTGTTTTCTGTCATTTACATGACTATCGATCGTATCGACCGTAACCCCATATGCAGATAAACTGTCTATCACCGCACTATTACTATCGACCGCGGCCGAATATTTTACACTATTCACCCCATTATTATTCGACGTTACAATTGCATCGGCAGATAAGTCGGCCGGTGTTGTTGTTATGGTTGCCATTACATTAACGATTGATTTTTATTTATAGTGGTTGGGGGTTCTCACGAATAATCCGTTCATTTTCTAGAATCGCTTCATATAATTTCAATCCTTTTATAAAATTTCTCTCGCAATCATTATGCATTTTCATAATAATATCCCTAGTTTGCTTCATGATAATATCCAACTCTGGAATAAGCATTGTTTCAATTCTAATAGTAGGTTTACCGTCGGCCCCATTTGTAAACAATTTGTTATCTATAATACCCAATAACTGAATAACCGAATCGGTATACTCAAGTTCTGATTTTTTCAAATGATTCGCATACTCGGATATAAATTGTATTTGTCCGTTGTCTTTCCGAAATTTACCATCTTCGTCGAATAAGGTATTTCCAAATTCCTCTGTCGATTTACATAACCTCTTAAAGTCATCAATTGTATGCGATGCAAAATTATTTAGTCTAATATTTGCGAATGTTGTATTATCGGATGGAATTTTATTATTTAAATCAATACCCTTTTTATGTAAATAGTTTAATTCTGGCGTAAGAGATGCATAAGACGACATAAATGTGTTGAAATAGTTATTTTCATTATTAAAATCTGTACCAGTTTCTCCAGTTTTGGAATCGAAATTTCCGGGAAATAAAAGTCCAAGAACATTTGGGAGGTACTTTGCCTTGAAAATTCTACTATCAGATGATTCATATATGGCCGAGTCACCCTTCTTTAGTGTGTCGATCGTATTACAAGATATTGTACTGTTCATTGTTTTGTCGAAATCTGGATGAAATTTCTGTAATATACCAATCTTCATCGTACACATGTTCTGTGGATTTGGGATGACTTCAACTATTTTTGGTATAATTCCCCTGTCGGTCGGTGGATTGATTGTCGCGGGAGAAAGTTTTGGAACAATTTTTATATCGGAATTGTTTATTTCGGTTCCAGTTGTTATTAGAAGTGGGTCGATTGTGGTTTTAATCGCTGCATATATGTGGAATATTTTTACTGCCCGTTCGGCAGTCTCTATACACTGAAGATCCTGTATATCCTTATTTTTGCTGTGGGGTGGTATATAATAATTTACTATACCCAATTTTTCTAGTACCACGGTGCCCATTGATTCTTTCAACTCCGACGCAATCAATAGAACCATTTTGTCACATACATCCCTGTCCAACATACTAACCAGTTCCTTAAACGATGTAGTTGTCATATAATCATATAGAATTTCGTTTATCCTATCTATAAGCTTATCCTGTTGTTTTGCACTACTATAATTACTACTATTGTCAGAAGATTGTGTCGCTCCCATTAGGTTAATTGTTTGTTATATCAAAATGAGAAAAACTTTATTATTACATACCGATATTACATATAATTTTATCCGAACAATATCAATTCCTAAAAAATTGATTTAAACATATTTTTGGGGTTGAATTGTACCCAAACTAATATTTATAAATTAAAACAAAGTTATTAATGCTCCAACAAACATCTTATCGATCTGATTTGGTGGAGACAAATTCAACAAGGCGGTCCAGTACGACCAAATCGAATGGTCGAGAAACACCTAAAAAATCCCGCAGTAATTCCGGGGAATACAGTATAAAGTGTAAACAAGAATTGTGGAATAGATTTGAAGTTGAGATTGGTACAAGTCAACCAAAACTGGAGTGTTTATATGAAAACTCTATCGCAGATGGATTTTGTGCCTTGTGTGGAGATATTCTTGTGGTAAATGAAGATAAGTTTCAATGTTGTGCGAATACAAAGTGTGGTATTGTTTATAAAAATTCAACAAATGATACTGCCGAATGGAAATATAGCGGAGAAAATGGAACAGATAATTCGCGGTGCGGAATGCCCGTAAATCCCCTTTTAGTCGAATCTTCTTATGGGTGTAGTGTTATAAATAATGGGTCATCTACTTACGAAATGAGAAAACTCAAAAAATATACAGATTGGCAGTCAATGCCGTATAAAGAAAAAACTCTTTACGATGATTTTAAATATATTACTACCCGATCTGAACTATCGGGAATTCCAAAAATAATAATAAACGATGCAATGCGATATTATACAACATTATCTGAAAATACAACATTTAGGGGGCTTAACCGCGACGGTATAATCGCTGCATCGATTTATATATCGTGTAGGATTAACGGTGTACCAAGAAGCCCAAAAGAGATTGCCCAGATTTTCGCAATTGATATATCAATTGCAACCAAAGGATGTAAAACTGCCGTTTCGGTGATTCGTGAATTAGAAAATACAGATGATACAATTAGAAAAATGGCATTTTCGAATATAACCCCGCTGGTATTTATTGATAGATACTGTAGCATGTTGGATATGCCACAAGACCTAACCAAATTATGTACATTTATATGTGTTATTATTGAGAAAAGAAATCTAATACCCGAAAACACTCCGCACGCAATTGCTGGTGGAGTATTATATTATGTATCATTTAAATGTCACCTAAATAAATCAAAAACTGACATATCTAAAATTATAGATATTAGTGAGGTTACTATTGCAAAATGCTTTAAGAAGTTAATTGAATGTGACCATAATCTAATCCCTGAAGTGATTCGCGCGAAATATGGTGTTGTGGATGAAATATCTGTATAATAAATAGACGCACAACATAACATCAATATGTATAAAATATAAGATTTTAATCAAACTATTAATTATAAAATGACTGATAGGAATGAACAGACTACTCCATCGGTTGTGTTCATTATCCCTTATAGGGATCGAGATTGTCATAAACATTTTTTCACTCAATACATGACTGACCATATTTTGAAAAATGTTTCTTATTCATATAAAATATTTTTTGCACATCAAGTGGATTCACGGAAGTTTAATCGTGGGGCAATGAAAAATATTGGGTTCATACATACTAAACGACTGTACCCCGATACATACAAAGATATTACATTCGTGTTCAATGATGTAGACACCATTCCACATAAAGCTGATATATTAGATTATCCGACAAAAAATGGTATAGTCAAACATTTCTATGGATTTGAATTTGCTCTTGGTGGGATTTTTTCAATTACAGGGTCCGATTTTGAAAAAACAAATGGGTTTCCTAATTATTGGGGATGGGGTTTGGAAGATACAGCAATGAACGAACGTGTATTGTCATCAAATTTAATAATCGACCGAACATCATCATTTTATCATGTAAATGATCCCAATATAATTCAATTGTCACACGGGCATACACGCAACGTTTCTCAACCCGAAATTAATCGGTATCATACACGACAATTTTGGCTACAAGACGGTATAAATTCAATTCGTAATATAGTTATTGAACCTCCGCAACAAACGATTGAAACGCAACAAACGATTGAAACGCAACAAACGCAACAAACGATTGAAACGCAACAAACGATTGAAACGCAACAAACGATTGAAACTGTCAATATAACGTATTTCGATGCAACTACAACAGATAATGTTAGTATGGATATACATGATTTGACAAAGAGTAACGCGAACAAATTAACCCCTAAATTTAGAATCCGCCCACAAGGGAAATTTAAAATGATTCGTCGTCGCTAATAATACTAAAAAATTGATTTATATATATATCTAAGTGTTATGTAATATAACACAAACATGTCACTTCCAATTCCCTCACTAGAACTAGATGATGAATATATATCAGACAATGATGTCGATGCTACAAATGATATTGTCGATATAAATAATGGCGATAAAGAAATCGATGATGAAGACGGAAATATTTCCGATAATGATTCTGGTATTTCCGACACAGAATCCGAAACAGATGAGCTACCGAATATGAACAATGGATCGTTTGATATGGTAGATAACGATTCGGATGATGATATGACAGATTATACAATTACCGATTATGAGACCCATACAGATAATATTAGCCAAACTTTGCTATCCGATTATCACCATGAATCGGCTGTTCATAATAACGTAGAGATTGCCGCTTTATGTAAAATTATTCGAAATGATCAGGGTATAATCATAGATGAATTCCATAAAACATTTCCCGTTTTATCGAAATTTGAAAAAGCCCGTATTATTGGAATGAGAATAAAACAACTGAATTCTGGTGCCGATCCATTCATAAATCTTCCCCCCAATACATCCGATAGTGAAATTATCGCATTGGCAGAAATAAATGCGAAGAAACTACCATTTATAGTGAGACGACCAATGCCCAACGGCGGATCTGAATATTGGAAATTATCAGATTTGGAAATGGTATAATTATATACATCGACAGACAATTTGGTGTCAATAATGATTCGATATTTTTTATTTTGAATCATTATCGCAATATAAGATTGTCATAAAAATTGATTTAATATCTTTACGATAGTAATGTACTAACATAACAAACAAACAAACAAACAAACACTTATAAACAAAATGGATCTAAGCCAACGCAAATTAACTAGAAAAGAATGGGACGGAACTGAATTACCAGTTAATGACAACGAAGAACGAATTCTGAAAATGATTATTAGAGGATGGACAGAGACCAATGTATGCTCGGCCCGGTCACAATCATTATTTGACTATCTCAAGATCCCTCGCATCGATGGGATTGATGAATATATATATTCCCGATATATTGAATCATTTGTTAAAAGTATTGCAAAGAAGAACGACAAAATGTCGACCGCGACATATAATTTACAATCCGATACTAAAAAGACCAAATCCAATGCGCCGACATATAAACCGAATACGCGCGATATTATTCGATTGGATCGTTCTTCTACAAACTTGGATTCAGTTAAATCTAATATTTTCGAATTCGTTACATTGGATATTCTCAAGAAGCTTATCCGATATGAGGCCAAGGATGATACGAACAAAGTGGCCTTGTACTGGTATACATTGAATCGGTTGATCCAATATAGAATCCCCAATTTCAATACGTCGGTTCGTCATATTATAATTAATAATTTGGAGCGCATTGAGTCGGGTATTAGTGTTCGGTATATTCTTAAAAATGCAGATAAATTAATGGATAGGAATGAGTTGGTTGAAAAATATCGAGATGAAGAATTATACGATCACCAGAAAAGTATTTACAATATATTCAAACAATCGACCAATAGACAACCCAAACTGGTATTGTACACCGCCCCAACGGCTACGGGTAAAACAATGACGCCACTGGGCCTATCCGAATCATATAAGATTATTTTCGTCTGTGCGGCAAGACATGTTGGTCTAGCCCTGGCCAAGTCGGCTATATCGGTTCGCAAAAAGATTGCGTTTGCGTTTGGTGCATCTTGTGCGGAAGATATTCGTCTTCACTACCACGCAGCAACGGAATTCACTCGAGATAGAAGAAGTGGTGGAATTCGGAAAGTGGATAATACCGTGGGAGATAAAGTCGAGATTATGATTTGCGATTTGAAATCGTATATCCCTGCAATGTTGTATATGTTGGCATTCAACGATGCATCTAATATTATATTATTCTGGGACGAGCCAACTATTTCCCTCGATTACGATACACACGATTGTCACGATACGATTGCAAAGAATTGGTCCGAGAATGTCATTCCGAATGTCGTATTGTCATCAGCAACACTTCCATCAGAAGATATGATTCGCCCAGTCATTGATGACTTTAGCAACAGATTCGATAATGCTATTGTACAGTCCATAGTTAGTCACGATTGTCGTAAAACAATTCCTCTTATAACCCGCGAAGGGTATGTTGGGATGCCACATAACTTGGCCAATACAGTAGAGGAATTGCACGAGATAATGGACAGATGTTTGGTCGATACAACCACATTGAGACATCTCGACCTGATTGAATGTGTTGAATTCATTGGACTGGTACACGATCATAAATCGGATTATATTGGATTGCGAAACGAGGATACACGAAACCATCGTTATCATATGAACAACTGGTTCGACGAACCATCGACAGTAGATGGGAATGGAATAAAGCGATATTACCTGACACTGTTGAAATTGGTAGATGAAATTACATGGCCAGCGCTGAATGAGAAATTGTCGAAAAACAGAAGGAAACGAATTCAATCGAATGTTCATATTGTTACTTCCGACGCTCATACATTGACCGATGGACCGACTATTTATATAGCCGAGGATATTGAGCGCATCGGGAAATTCATTATATCCCAATCGAAAATTCCCTCGAAATTAATGGACTCGCTGATGGAGAATATTGTCCACAATAACAAGGTGAATCAGAAATTGGCAGTTGTTGAAAAAAGTCTAGAAGATAAGTTGGCTGCAGCGGAAGGAGGTGTTAGTGCAGGGGGAGAGTTTAACAAAAGTGGTGGGAAGAATAAGACCAAACAAGATAATAAATTGGCGAGTGATGGGAGAGATGATGATGTTAGAAAAATGATGAAGACAATAAAGGAATTGGAAAAACTTGTTCGAGTAATTCAATTAGAAGATGAATTTGTTCCAAATACAAATATGCATATAAAAAAATGGGCAAATAATATAATTAGTAAAAAAAATGATTCGCCCGCACTACCTTTCTCGTGCGATATTTCGAGCGATATTGTGGAGCGAATAATGCTCATTAGTGAAGTATCGGATATTTGGAAACTTCTACTTCTCTGTGGTATTGGTGTATTCACCGAACACACTAATATCAAATATACAGAAATTATGAAACATTTGGCCGACGAAAAGAAACTATTCATGATTATTGGTAGTCCAGACTTTATTTACGGAACAAATTACCAGTTCTCGCACGGATACATCGGTGCGGATATGGAAGATATGACGCAGCAGAAAATAACTCAGACATTGGGTCGTGTAGGTCGAATGAATGTGACATCTACATATAGTGTACGATTTCGCAGTGACGAACTTATTAAACGGTTCTTTACCCGCGATATGAATCCAATTGAAAAAAATAATATGAATCGCCTATTTATCCGTACAGAAAATGAAGATACTTCTCCAGCATCGGAAATCGAATTGAACGAATGAACCGACGAATGAACCGACGAATGAACCGACGAATGAACCGACGAATGATCCGATCGAATGATCCGACGAATGAATGAAATATTTTATATTTTTTACATGTTTTCAATATCCACAGAGACGTACACATATCGAAAAAAATATTATAATATATACCTCCCAATTGGTTAATTTTTTATTCTATATAATCCCACTACTCAGTAATCATTCTCGGAGTAATATTCATTGCCATTAGTTCTTGGAACATTAATTTGCAGGCATACGGAATCTCTACATATGCAAAATCTGTCTTGTTGTCGCACATATTACATACGTGAATATTGAACTGTTTATTGTATGGGGAAATCATTCCACATTTGTTACAGGAGTGAACTCGGAATGCATCGGACGAATCATATAATCGTTCCCTACAGAATCGGGCTGCTCCGTGACTAGCAATACAATCACGCTCCATTTCTCCAATTCGAAGACCACCATCGCGAGATCGTCCTTCGGCAGGCTGGCGTGTCATATTAACCATCGGCCCAACACTTCGACTATGGTTTTTGTCTTCCACCATATGCTTTAATCGTTGGTAATACACTGGCCCAATAAACACAGAACATTCCAATTGCTCCCCCGTCATTCCATTGTACATTAGTTCATTTCCGTTCGACTCGTATCCAATATCAACCAATTTCTTCCTAATATTATCAACAGTAAGATCTCCAAACGGAGTACCATCTCCAAACATTCCCAACTCGATGAGGACCTTTCCAAGAATTGTTTCTTTAAGTTGGGCAATGGTCATTCTACTCGGAATTGCGTGAGGATTGATAATCAGGTCTGGACGAATACCTGATTGGGTAAACGGCATATCCGACTCAGGGATAACATTACCAGCAGTTCCTTTTTGTCCATGACGCGAACTGAACTTATCACCAATTGACACGCGACGCAAATCTCTTATCTTCATTTTACAGAACTTGTATCCATCCCCATTTCTTCCAACCAAAACTTTGTCAACGTGACAGTTATCACCCGACCGAAATATAATACTCTCGTCTCGGTATTTGATAATCTTTCGGTGATCGTTCCTGTTCTCTTTAATCGTCGACACCTTAGCCATTATAACATCCCCCTTGTCTAATTTTGTATTTTCCGGAATAATTCCATTTGCACCAATCTTATCGTAATTTCCAAATTTAATACCCTGAGTTCTCGATTTATCGGGTTTTCCCCGAATCTCTTCCTCGCCGTGGGTATTACTATCTTCATCGCGCTCCGTATGAATAACTGTTGTCTGGAATAAACCCCTGTCGATAGCACCTTGGTTTATAATCATACTATCCTCCTGGTTATACCCAGTATACGTCATTATAGCAACATTTATCATTGCGCCACACGGCATCTTATGAAGTTGGAGGGTCGACGATAGTCGAGTATCGACAATGGGGCGCGATGGGTATGACATTATGTACGCGGTCTTATCCATTCTTACACCGTGTTCTGTCGAATACGTACCCATCGCTTGTTTTCCCATTGCACATTGATACGTATTTCTGGGTGACTGATTATGATCTGGGAAGGGAATGCACGATGCAAGCACGCCAAACATAGTCGACGGATGTATTTCTGCGTGAGTATATTTTACACCAGGGGCGTGTTGTGTATTTGTAGAAACTAATATCATTGCATTACTCTGTTCGGCAATATCCACATATTCAATAATACTATGCCCCCACGTGATATTCGTCAGTAATTCATCCCACGAGGAGATTGAATCATAAGTGAAATCGGTATTTGGATCATCGTTCATCTCGTCGATTACCAACCGATTTGTCTCAGTATTCATTATAAATAGTGGTCGAACAACTCGCCCCCCATCATTACACACATTTACAATCTGTGTATCTGTATCAATTATAACTGATGTGTATATATTAATCATCCCGGACATTTTCCATTTCTTAATCGTGTCGTATGTTTCCATCGGATGGTCGGTTGTTCCAATAATATCTCCGTTACATATGACCGAATAATTTGTATGGATTTTACTTGTAGCGATTGATTGAAACCCCGATGTAAATTGGATTGGATCTATAATTTGCGATAATTTATCGTATAATACTCTCGAATTTGATGATATTGTAATCACCGACATTGATGCGATATTCTTTACAACCCCAACAGAAGCCCCCTCTGGGGATTCGGTTGGACACATACTTCCCCATATGGTCGGATGAAGTTTGCGAGGCGCAATCAACTTTCCACTTTTATCAATCGGAGTATTGACTCTTCTCATATGAGACAACATCGACAAGTGATTCAATCTATTCAACACTTGAGCGACACCCACTTTATCATTCCCATTTCTGGTACCAAAATCACCAGTCGACAATGCACGCCGAATTCCATTTTCGATTGTACTGGGCTTAATAATTTTATAAATATTCGTACTATTGATAATTGTATTATAAGAATCAGTAGACTTCCACGAACCATTATTTATTTCGTATACAATATGTTTTTGCATATCCCTGGTCATTTTGTTATAATAATTTCGGAACAAATTATTCATCAACACACCTGTTGTATCGATACGTTTATTCAAATACGAATCTCTATCGTCATATGTATCGTGCCCGAGTCGTACACGAATTACACGACGCACCATATGTCCGATAAAACATAATTTATTGGGTGTATTTTCACAATGCGGTAATACCTCGTTTTCTAAAACACCTTCTGTAAATTTTAATCGTTTCGATGCATTCTCTTTCAATATAACGTCAGTAACAACTTGGTCCATAGGAGATTTTTTTGCAGTGTACATTGCATATTTTGCAATATAATCAATCGCATCCTCTTGAGTGATTGTATTGGATGCATCGACAATTGAAGCCCGCAATGAGTGAAGAATATCGACGTTTGATTTGTCGGTTGTTTGAATAATAAATTCGCATATATCACGGTCACTTTCAACACCGTATGCTCTAAACAATATAAATAATGGGATTGGCTGGCGGATGCGTGCTAGTTGGGTATACATCGGATTACCAAATCCATTATCCAACTTTGAAATCATTATACCAAATTGGCGCGGAGATATGCATTTTGTTTGGGGAACAGATTTAATATCGATGCTGTGTGAATATTTAGATACCGATTTGGATATATTAAAACATAGTGCTTTATTTTCAATCATTCGCTCTTGGGCTATACACACTTTTTCCGAACCATTGATAATAAAATATCCACCAGGATCCATCGGGCATTCTTTTGGTTGGCCTGGTAAGAATGTATGGTTTAGATCGGATAGTATACACCGAGACGACTTTATCATTACAGGTATTTTTCCAATCGAAACATTATTCAGAGTATTTGCAAACGTATCACTCGTACCAGCAACATGATACAATATTTCAATGTCAACTGTTGCGAGTGAATCATATGTGAAATTTCTTGACCGCGCATTATATGGAGTCATTGTTTTGCGAACCCCATTATTCTCATGTATGGTCGGACTGTTTAACACTAGGTTTTTAATATTAATTTCCACTTCCAGATTATACTCGCGGGTGTCTGGGTTGTAATCGTTTTCTGAGCGAATGCATATAGGATTAAACATTTCAATCGTATGTTGTAACTGAGAATCAACGAAATTATCATATGATTCTTGTTGATGACGAACCAATTTACCATTGATGTCCGGGTTATAATAAGATTTTAGAATTTTCCATATATGCTCCTTTGTATCGGTAGATTTTGTATCGGTAGCATTTGTATCGGTAGATTTTGTTAGAGATGTATTCATTTTTGAGTTATATAGTGATAATACTATGTATTACCAATAGTTTCAATTTTTGGTCTTAGATCATTTTGTACAAAATTGTAATATTCCGAATATATTAATCTTGTGTGTATAACAATGACAGATGATGGTGGTAACAAACGAACTATTTTCGTTGAACCGCGATTCCTTGCTGTAGGGGATGGTAAGAAAGAAAAAAAGGGTCGGAATATAACAATGAAAGATCGGGGTGGTAATATACATAAAAAGAATAGAACAGGTGGTATGTCAGAGTCCTCCGCAGCGGATCGAGAGGCACGCATAGCAGATCGACGAGCAAGACGAATGGCTGTTCGCAAACACATTACAAATCGTCACCGTTCACAATCTGGCGTTCGATGGGCAGGGAAAGTGAATTCGTTGTCAGAACAAGATATTCACGTCGAACCAATGACTGAATTAGAACAATCAATTCGATTTATTAATGAACGAAAATCAAAACCAATGCGTGATATTTCAAAAAACACAAGAACTTCTCACAAAACACAGAAACGACCAATGACGTCGATTGACCATACTGGTATACAAACTGATTTACCAGAAAGTCTTATTGTTTCATCGCGTGATTTTGCTGATCCGATTATAAATAGTCCAATTAATATTCAAAAGTCGCGCGAACCACAATATGGTTGTTTAAAAAATGGTAGAAAACCAACATATAGGGATTGGGTAAAAACTAGAAAGAATAATGGATCCGAAAATGAAGTTGTATCATCAAATTTTACCAAGTCGAACGAATGTACTGATGTGCCGATGAATCAACCGATGAATCAACCGATTAATGTGCCGATGAATCAACCGATTAATGTGCCGATGAATCAACCGATGAATCAACCGATGAATCAACCGATTAATGTGCCGACGACTATAATAACACCACCGTACGAACCAACGGTCGAACCAACGGTCGAACCAACGATCGAACCACCGTACAAACCAACGGTCGAACCAACGGTCGAACCAACGGTCGAACCGACGATTGGGGGAGATATTAGAAAACAATCCAATAAAATGAAACGAGTAGTTCGGAATACCACGTCGAAAATAAAATCAACATATGGAAAATTAGGTGATGGCAAAATTGGTGTTGTTATACGAAATCGGTCGACAAGAAAGATGATTTGTAATGAAAAAACTGCATTAAAGAAAGTTAGTATTGGAGACATTAAGGCATATCTTCGTAAACACAACCTCATAAAATATGGTAGCCAAGCACCAAACAATGTACTCAGAGAAATATACGAACAATCAATATTATCGGGCGATATAATTAATAAATCATCAGATAATCTAGTTCATAATTTTATGAGTTAACCATCGAATAACAACATTATTATTGTTATTCGAATATACTTAAAAATTGATTGTATCGTGTAATTTTAGTAAAATGGTATAAACCTAATATATTAGTAATGCAAGGTATGTCTATTTCAAATGAACGCCCACAACCATCCAGAATTATTGGAATCCAATTCGGAGTAATGTCACCAGAAGAAATTCGACGTGGATCGGTGGTTGAAATTACAACAAAAGATACATATATGAATAATAAACCTGTAGCAGGAGGATTATTCGACCCCCGTATGGGTGTGATTGAAAGTGGATCCGTTTGTCCGACAGACGGACACACATATATGAATACGCCTGGATATTTTGGACATATTGAACTGGCTAAACCCGTGTTCTATATAAGTCATATCAGTACAATTATCAAACTACTCAGATGTGTATGTTATAAATGTGGGAAACTTCTTACAAGCAAAAATGACAAAGCCCATCTCGCAAAGATGACCAAGTACGATAGATGGAATCAATTGTTCCCCATTGCAGCTAAATCGTCCAGATGTGGTGACGATATCCACGATGGATGTGGATGCAAACAACCGACAAAAATTTCGAAAACTGGAATGGCTACGATAGTGGCTGAATGGGTTGGGATCGATTCTGACTCAGGAGAAAATATTAGTATCGAATTGACCCCCGAACACACATATCAGATTCTTAGACGTATTTCCGACCAAGATGTCGAGTTTATGGGATTCAGTTCGAATTGGTCTCGTCCAGAGTGGATGATATGCCAAGTAATGGTTGTTCCGCCCCCTGCAATGAGACCATCGGTTAAACAAGGTACGGGACAACGTAGTGAAGACGATTTGACACATATTTTGGTAGATATTATTAAAACAAATAACACAATTAAGGAAAAAATTTCACAAAATTCAAATGATAAGATTATTGCCGGGTGGGTGAGCGTATTACAATATTATGTCGCGACAATTGTGGATAATAATATTTCGGGTGTCGCGCAGGCATCACAAAGATCTGGGCGTGCAATGAAATCGATTAAAGAACGGCTAAATGGGAAAATGGGTCGGGTTAGAGGAAACCTGATGGGAAAGAGAGTAGACTTTAGTTCTCGATCGGTTATTACCCCTGACCCAAATTTATCTATTCGAGAATTGGGTGTACCGATGAAAATTGCAAAGAATTTGACAAAACCAATCAAAGTGAATGATCGTAATATCAAAATGTTGCGAAAAATGATCACAAATGGTCCCGATGTATACCCAGGAGCCAAAGTATTGGAACGTAAGAGTGGCGAGAATATATCCCTTCGCCATGTCGATAGAGCATCATTACAAATTAATAATGGCGATACAGTTCATCGTCATATGCTAGACGGTGACACTGTTTTATTCAATCGTCAACCAACATTGCACAGAATGTCAATGATGGGACACATTGCAAAGATCATGTATACAGGCGATACATTCCGTATGAATGTTGCCGACACGAAACCATACAATGCCGATTTTGATGGTGATGAGATGAATATGCATTTACCACAAGACGATGAGGCTGAAATGGAATTGAAATATTTGGCGGCAGTTCCGTATCAGATTGTTAGTCCTGCGAATAATAAACCGATTGTGGGTATTTTCCAAGACTCGTTGTTGGGATCATTTCAATTCACACGACCAGGTGTTACATTTACACACCGAGAGGCGATGAATATGTTGATGGCATGCAAAGATGTTGATATATCAAAATTAATCAACCCTAAGACGAATTCCAAGAAAAAGTCTATATCAAGTTTCGAAGTTCTTTCCCATATAATGCCACCAATGTCATTGAAATATAAAGGAAAAGGGTTTGATTCCGAAAAGGACGATTACAAAACATCAGACAGAGTGATTGAAATTCGAAATGGTGAATATTTACGTGGACAATTGGATAAAGGTGTTCTTGGTGACGGAGGAAAGGGATTATTACAGAGAGTATACAGTGATTTCGGTTGTATTGTGGCCGCAAAGTTTATTGATGACCTTCAGAATATTATTACAGAGTATATGAAGCACAGCGCATTCAGTGTTGGTATTTCCGATTTAATCGCAGATGATGAAACAAATAAAAAGGTGATTGATATTATTGAAGGTCAGAAAAAAGAGGTTAATGAACTGATTGATCAAGTCCATCTTGGTATTCTGGATACATCATCGTCCAGTAAATCCACATCAATGGAGTTCGAGACTAAGGTAAATAATATTCTCAATAAGGCATCGAATCAAGCAGGCAAGACTGCCAAAGGAAGTTTGACTAGTGCAAATAGATTTGTTATCATGGTGAATGCGGGATCCAAGGGTAGTGAGATTAATATATCCCAAATGGTGTCGTGTTTGGGACAACAAAATGTTGATGGAAAACGTATACCGTATGGATATAAAGGTCGCACCCTTCCCCATTTCACAAAGTATGACGATGGTCCTGCGGCAAGAGGGTTCG